TAAGTAAGTTTGGAAGAGATAAAAAAACAGAAGAACTAAAAGACGTAGGTGCAGGCACTAAGGGCGCTAGAGCTGTAGCCGAGAGAAAGAAAAAGCTAGTGGGAGAGACACCTAGACAGATAGCTAAACGCATAAATGATGAAGAAGCAGAGTCTCTCGCGGGCCAAAAAGAAGGTACTACTGGTACGATGGGCGCAGAGATAAGAAACGCAGAAAAAATAGCTATGAGAACAGAAGAGACACTAGCTCAGAAAGCACGTTCGGATGAATGGATCACCTTTGTTAAAAGTTTGCCAGCTAAAAACCAAAAGGCTTTTTTAGACAGCTACAAGAAAATAGCTGATGCTATTGCTGACCCAAAGATAAAAACTCTTGACGGCAAACCTAAGCCTTTTTTCTTACTTCCTGAGTCTATGCGAGCGCGAGTTATAGCAGAGAATAAAAAAGGTCTTTCTGCAACACAGAAAAAAAGGTTAGTAAAGTTTGAGGAAAAGTTTCTATTAGTAACTCCTGAGTACCAAGGGCCAAAGCTTGATAAGTCTGCTGAGTTAGATTTAGCTGGCAATCAGTTAACTACGGCTATTAAGAGTATTGTTAATGCTCGTAATGATCGGGGCGAAGATAAAAATGTAACCTCACTTATACAAAAAATAGAATCCCTTACTGCTAAGACTGGTGTAGTGTTAAACGGTCCTGACATAAAAGCAGCAAACCTAGACCCACTACCATCTGAAGCTTTGGAAGTGCAAGCAGGAGTGGAGGGTAAGAGTGCAATAGAAGCGGCTAAGTTCGTAGCTAAAAATGCTCCTAACAGAGATTTACGTGTCATAGCCGAAGCCATACAAAACAAACTAGCTGCTTTTGAAAAAGCAGGGATGCCCGTAGACTTTAAAGTGCTTCATTTAGGAGACTCTGTCCCTGCAGATATGCAAACCGCACGGGGGTATATGGACCCTAAGATACCTTTTGCAGATGGTGTAGCAGGCAAGCAAATAATTCCAAAGCCTTTAGTACGAGTTAACGGAGCTGATATAACCGGCAAAGTGGGGGTCTCTTATGAAATAGTAACGCATGAACTTTACCACGCCGTAACTAGTCTACAAATACTAAACATAGGCAACATTAACGACGCTAAAACAAATGAAGCTGTAGCCGATCTTAGAGATGTAGCAGTTTTTGTAAGGGATAAGTTACAAGAAAAAGTAAACAGGAAAGAAAAGTTAAGTCTAATAGAAAAACAAATAGTAGCTAACAGAATTAATTTTCTTGATAACATACGAGAATTTGTTACTTGGGCTATGACAAACCCAGCAGCATCTGCTTATCTGCAAACCATACCGTATAAAAAAACAAACGCGTTTTCTGCTTTTGTGCGTATTATGCGCAACATGATTGGTCTACCAGAATCAGCTAATGTAGACACCGCGCTATCCGAAACTATTCGTGTTACTGAAGTTATACTAGGTAAAAACGCTGTAAACGCGGCTATGCGTAAAGCACAAAAAATAGAAGGCGCAGGCTTAGCGGCCACTGAGCTGCCTAATTTTGCTAGTGGTGCTTATGTACCCGGATTAAACACAATAGTAATCAGTACTACAACAGGATTAAACGAGCATACTGTACTGCACGAGTCTGCACACGCAGCCCTTGCTCAAATATTAGACAAGCCTAATCACCCGGTTACAAAAAAGTTTTTGCAATTCTTTGCCGACGTAAAGCCAAAGGTTGGGGATGCTTACGGTGGTACAAACATACAAGAGTTTGCCGCTGAGTTTGTGAGCAATGGAGAATTTCAAGCAATACTGCAAAGAATCAAAGCACCAAAAAGTGAAAACATGTTCGTCCGTATTCTCCAAACTATTCTTGAAGCATTTGGTATACGCAAATCACAAAGTGCTTACGACGTGACATTAAAGTTTTTAGGGGAGCTGCTAGACGTATCTCAAGGAGTAGAGCCTACACTAGCGGATACCCTATACCTAACTAATAAAAACATGGACGAAGTAATAGACGACACAATAAACGACTCCACAGATTCATTCGTAACCAGAAATACTGATGCTGCGCTCGATACTGTGTCTAAGATGAAAGACGACAAAGCTAGAGTGTTTGCATTGGGTGCTGCTAGTTTAGCTAACATGGATAACATGTACGGAGAAAATTCTCCTAGATACCGCAATAATAATCCGTTGCCTATAGGCAGACTAATGTCCTTTATCGAAAGGAAACGTGGAGAAGTTAATACGGCTATTGATAGAACTAGCAAAAACATTAGGAAAATGACTAAGGCGGAAAAAAACGCTACTCCAGCTCAGAAAAGAGCTTTTAATGATTTTGCTATAGATGCCCGTCTCCAAAGCATAGACATATTTAAGGCTCCACCAAAAGGAGTAAAACGTAAACTACAGTATAGGAAGTTAAAAAACAGATACAACAATTTACCAAAAGGGTTACAGGAATCGTATAAGACTTTGCGTACAGAGTTAGATACATACCTAAAAGAATACGTTGAGCTTATCACTGAGATACTGCCTGAAACTTCAGCTAAAGAGCTAATGAAAAATTTTGTTAACTTAGAAGGTGTTGTTGCTTACGTACCTTTTGAGCGCAGTGGTGAATACTACTATAGGTTTAAAGACCCCGCTAATTTAGATGAAAAGGGTAACCCAAAAGATACGCCTGTAGCCGCAGAGTCTCCAAGAAAAAGAGATATAGCCGTAGCAGCACTTAAAAAGAAATATGGACAAGACTTTGAAGTTCAACAGTACGACAACATTGACACTATGGGTGTACCAAAAGGGCTACCTGAAGGGCAGTTTGTTACTAAGCTTGTAGGAGAGATGCGGAACAATAATATTGATAGCGCAATAATAGATCAAGTATATCAGCAGTACGTAGCTATGTTTCCAGAAAAGTCTATTATGCAACAGTTTAAAAAATCTAAAAACTTGCCCGGTATGGATAGAGATATTATCGGTGCATACTCTAACGTGTCTATTAAATGGGCTAACAAAATAGCAAATACCAGATACAATTCGCAGATTGAAACTGCGATGCAAGAGATAAGAAGGACAGCTAAAGAATATCACGGCGATAATAAATCCATGATGGCTGCCTCAAAAGCCCTAACAAAACAAGAAGATTTCTTTTTAAATCCTACAGTAAATCCCATAGCTGCAGGGCTTACCTTTGCTAGCTACTTTGAATACATTTTAGGTAGCTTATCTTCGGCTGTTGTTAACGTAACTGGTTTAGTCTTTATGGTAACACCCATGCTGGGTGCACGTACTACATACCCTAAAGCTCTAGCTGCATTACAAGAGGGGGGAAGATTAGCCGCCGGTAAAGCTTGGCGTGACGGAAAACTAGATGGCCCGCTAAGCAAGTATAAAAATATGTATACTGAGCTGGATAATCGTGGACTACTCAAGCACACCGTAGCTAGGGAAGCATTGGAACGTGGTAAGACAAAAGGAAAAGACTTTGATGGTACGTTCTACAAAGCAGTAGAGTTATTTTCTACGCCTTTCGCTGCAAGTGAGCGTTATATGAGAGGAGCTACGGCTATTGCTGCTTACGATTTAGCGATGAAGAACGGTATACCTTCTGAAGGAGTGACTGCGAACAACGAACAGGCAGCTATAGACTTCGCAGCTAAAATGGTTAGGGATGCACACACTGGCGGTATGGCAGAAACAATGCCACGGTGGATGCAAAATAGTTTTGGCCGTGTTGCATGGACATTTAAGAACATAGTATTTCAACAAACCTACGTGGTAGCTACGTCGCTAAAGCAAGCTTTTATAGACTCTGATTTACCACCCGAAGTTAAACGTGCAGCGAGACGGCAGGTGGTAGGGACTTTTGGTCTAAGCTATGTGTTACTTGGAGCAAAAGGATTACCTTTCTTTGGTGGTATAACTGTACTTATGGATATGCTCAACTGGGTTTTTGGCGACGACGAAGATGAAGAGCCTTATGATGCAAGAGTAGAACTCCAAGAGATCTTTGGGGATTACTTTTATACCGGCCTTATAGGGTCTGTAGCAAATATAAACATTAGTGAACGTGCAGCTTTAGGTAGAGATATATTTTATAGAGACGACCCCAAAAGTATTGAAGACTATGGGGTTATCCGTACAATTGTGATGGGGCTAACTGGGCCAATGGGGTCTTATTTTATCGGTGCTGAAAAAGCTCTCAGAGACGATCTACCTGCAGGCAGATACGCGTTTGCTGCTGAAGGGTTAACACCTACTTTTGTACGCAACGGTATAAAATCTTATCGTTATATGGTTGACGGGGCAAGAAATAGGGACGGTGATCCCATAGACACCGACATCAACGCGTGGAACTTAATGACACAAGCAATAGGGTTTACCCCGGCAGACCTTTCAAATACTTATGAACAACGTTCTTCTGCTAAAAACTTTGAAAATAAAGTACTTGCTAGAAAACAAAATATACTAAACAAGTATAAGACCGCGAGAAAGCTAGGCAATAGATCGTTAGAAAGAGAAGCTGTAAAAGAAGCGTTAGCTTTTAGAAGGCAGTTCCCTACGCTTATGGATGATACTACTTTAGAGCGTTCGTACAAAGCTAGTGTGCGTATAGATAGCGAAGACACAATAGCAGGTATTACGTTTACTAAAGGTCTACGCTACAGAACAGATGAGTTCTTCGAGTAAGCTATACTCGCCATACCCTAATACCTTGCACTCCGTCTTCTATAACTATTTTATGCACTGTTTTATATTTTAAACGCTTCGTTGTTTTATGTATTTTTTCTAATGCCTTTGGTGGATCAAGACACGGTATAAGAAACGAATACCCCGGCTTAAACTTCTTCCAGTTGATCTGATAACTCACCTTCTCTATCTGCATCTTCAACACTCTCTTCTACAACGTTTTCCATATCTAAGAAGTCTGGATGGCTTGCGTCAAAAACTAAACACCTTACCGGCAAAGACATTAAGTCACTCCCCTTCGACAGCCTCTTGTTAGTAGGCTTAAGCATTACGCCTGTAGCTTCTAGGGATTCTAATGTGTCCTTGTAATCAATCTGTAGGTCTACACAATCCGCCTTAAAAGTTTTAGCCGTTATGTACACTAATTTTGTGTCGGGTTCGTACCGCATTAGCAGTGAACCTTTGGGCTGCATCTTTGGGTTTGCTCCGATAGTGTTACGTTTATCTATACCGTCCTCTACTACTAGCATGTGATTGTTGTGCCTGTTAATAAAGTCTCCTATAACAGTACTAGGGCTACTTATAGGCGCTAGCGTATCCACTCTCATTTCTTTAACACTTTTACAAACTTCGTTAAGTATATTTTGTATATCAAAACCGTGACTAACCCCGTCCTCATCTACATGAGTAAGCAGCCCTAGCCTTTGTGCTATAGCTCCGCCTGTTATGTTTACAGCAACTGCAGCAGACCAATTACGTTCCCGTTGAGTTAAGTTTAATTTTCGATCAATGGTAGCTTGTGTTTTTAGTACCGCTTCTTTTACTTCTTCTAAATGGCCCAGTAACCACTGCATATAAACTTCACCGGCAATGCCATAGTTTTCAATCAATGTATGGTCTAGTAAATCTTTGCCTTCTTGCGTAGATATAACAGGCTCATCTAACGGAGGAACCTTAAACTCTAGTAAACGCATCATCTCTCCGTCAGCTTTACTTTTAAGCACCCCAAGTTTTTCGTAAAACGATGCGTTAGAACTCGCAATAGATAACGTTCTCCAAGTAATAGTATTTTTCCTAAGCTCGTTAGCATTTGCTTTGGCTTTATCTTTCCCTCTTCCCTGTGAGTACGCATACAGTAACTTTGATGCGCTTAGAGGAGGCATGTTAGTTATCTCGTCCATAGTGTTTACTATGTTATTCAAGAAACCTACCTTTAGTATTTTACCAACGTCCGTATCTTCAGGAGTTCCAAGAAGCATTTCGGGATCGCCAAAAATACTGTTAGCCATACGCAATATAGTAGTTTTGCCTGTACCAGAATCTGCGTGAATGAAATTTATTAGCGCCCCTTTCTGCCCAGTAAATTTTAACAAGGGTGCGCCGAAACCCGACAATGCACCAAATGCTTGTATCTCTAACCCCTTTCTTCCGTACAACGAAAAGACTTCTTTCCATTTTTCTAACGTACCTTTAGGTCTAAAATAATCTACCATATTAGCTATAGAACTAGCCGGGGGGCTATGGTAAATACCTGTAGCTGTAATTTCTCTATCCCCCACAATAAATTTACTGTCGTTATCCGCCCAACCGAACTGCTCTCTCATAATGTTTGCCTTGGTTTGCCATTGAAGGTCTTTGATAAAAGTTGATAAATAATTTTGTATAAGTTTTTGCCGAGGTAAGTCTGCTATAACTCCATGTTTGGCTAGCTCCTTACGCAGCTCAGCTAAATCCGTGACTTGTACATTGGTCATCACAAATTCTTTTATGCCGTCCTTGGGTAAGTGATGTTTGATTATGGCAACAAACCCCTGCAACGGGTCTTCCATTAACTTAACTACATACAAAAAATTCTCGTAGATTAATTTAGGTTTGCTGTCCTCGTCTTCATCCCCTTCAGCCTCTTTATATATGCCTCCTTCAGCGCCTCTAAAGTATCCTTGAGGTAGCTTAGGTATTTCAATCTCTTCTAGGATTTCATTTTCTACCTCGACGAAAACTTTACTCGTATCAGCCTTAACTATTACACGACCTAAAGATATGGGACTTCTAATCTTTTCCGAATGTACGCACCCTTCGCACCCGCCGGGGTTATTTATTTCAAATTCTTTGCACGTATGCGGACCCTTGATGCCTTCTACTTTTCTCTCTACTAACTCATAGCTATATTCTGGATGACCCTCAGAAAGCTTATGTATCGCTGTGTCCCTGTCGGAGCAAAACTGCGCTACTGATAAAGCATCGAACCACCTTGGTTCCACAAGAATAGCTCTGTTCATATAGCAGTCTGCGAGTTGACCGCAACCTTCTCCTTTAAGGCTTCTGCGCATAATCTTAGAGAACAGGGAGTCGTTGTTTTGCATAAGAGATTTACTGAGTGCGGACATCTCCTGCTTAGCCTTAACTACTTCACCCTCTCCAACTCCAACTATGCCTCGTATTTCGTTAAAGGGTATTGGATCTACAACACTTATAAGTTTAACTGGCTTCTCTTCCTCGCCAGAAACGTCACCTTTAAAATTAAAAGAGCCGATCGGACGCAATACCCTAGCGCATTCAAATACTTTGGTGTCTATATAGAAGCTGTTATCTATGCAAAGCTGCCTGAGTTTTTTAGCTACAGGAATCCATTCATCTCTAGGGACATCTTCTGCTAAAGGCCAGTACGCATGTAAGCCATTACCTGAATTTACTAACATGGGTTTTGGTAGCTTGACGGTAGAGCAGAAACTAACTAACGCCTTTAGTCCTTCAGCTTGAGTTTCATACCCGCCGGGCCTACCAGTTTTATCATCTAATATAGATTTGTTTGGCCCGCAATCTATATCAAGCCAGTAAGATTTTAAAGATTCGACGTTATCTTGTGTACGATTCTTGCCGGTTTTAAATTTTGCTAGGGTAAAAAATACACACCATCTGTCGGCTACATACTTTTCTATCTCCGCGTCTAACTCTTCTCTGGTTTCCACCATAGACTGACGCGTTGTAGTTTTACCTTTGACCGCAAGAAAACCATACCACCCACCCGCCGGGCGAACTAGGGCTATGAGGTCTGTGTTTTCCATTAATTATTGCTCCAACTTAGCTATTATTTTTTGTATTTTTTCAGCTGCTGAAGGTTTAGGAATAGAAATACCCACAAACCAGTTATATACCGCTTGGCGGCTAACGTTAAGCTCTCGCGCTACCTCGGTAACGGGCACATCGTTTTTAATGCACACCGTTCCGAAGTAAACACCAAGAAGACTTTTGTCGGCAGCCTGATTTAGTTCCATAAATTTTAGGCTATATCCGTAACTCATTAGTCTTCTTCGCTCCCCCATTCATCAATAATAGAGGAAAGGTCTTCCCCGCTAGCTTTAGGTTCTTCTTTCTTTTTCTTACGTTTGACTGGTTCTGCAGCCGGTTCTTCGTCGGCAAACGGATCAGGTTCGGGTGCACTCTGGATAGGTACAACATTTGATTCAAACCCGTCGTTAGTATCTTCAGCAGTGAAAGGGCTATCGGAAGAATCGCCTGCAACAAAGCCGTCTTCTTCTGCTTCAAAAGGAGACTCTCGTGATACCTTCGGGGCTAACTTTTTAACCATTACTGCTTTAAGCCTTAGCGATATGCCTCCGGGACTATTTTGACTCGGCTTGTAAGGCACAAACTCAACTTGTATATGCACTAAACTCTTGTGTGTTAGCTCAAAACTTTCATCAAGTTTGTTGTTCTTTGCATCGTATTGAGCGGGAATATCAGTTGGTCCACTTTCGTATGCGGCTTTTATCCTAGCAGTGGCTTTATAAGTTCCCCCGTCTTGCTTTTTAAAGTTCATTTTTAAATCATCATACTTAGCGTATACTTTATCTACCTTACGCTTTTCGTCCCAAGTCGTTTTCATTAGGCGGTGTAATTCTTTAGCCTCGTCTAGGTCCATTATAAAACCTAGGTCATAGGAAGCTCCGGGCGCATCTGAAGCGCAGGGGACACTGCGGTTTTGCTCATCGCTCCATTTGTACGGCTGATTTATTCGAGGCCAATCTGCAATTACATTCTTTATTACGTATGTCATATAGTGCTCCTTAAAAGGGTTAAGTTCTGCAGCTTTGTCAAGCTGTTGTATGTCTAAAAGTTCTTCCTGTGTAAGAGGCCGAACGGGTTTAAAATATATCCTAAAAAGGTTTTCTACCTGTGAAAGATATATCTTTGTCAAAACGGTGTGTAGTTGTTCTTTGTTGCTCTTGAGATAATCCCTGTACTGATACAAAGTCATCTTGTTAATTGACTTAGCAAACAAGCTAGCTCCGCCAATACGCAAACTACACGCCGTTAATGAGTTCTCTTCTACTAAACTAATAGTGGTGTAAAACTTACAGGGCTTGGTCCTAAAACCAGTTGCCCCTTTTATATTTTGAATGCAGTCAATACATCGAGAAGATTGTTTATTAGCTGCAAGTACATTGTCGTCAGGAGTATTAGAGTCTGAAGACCAACAAGTTAAGTCTCCGTCTGAGCTATAGTAGTTTCTTGATAACAAACCTTCGCTGAGTATTACTGCTTCGACTGAAGATGTAAGCTCGCCTGTACAAGGGTCTATAAACTGCCCGTCATTTGTTCTAAGTCTATTCACTTCTTAGAAGGTTTTCGTACTGAAATAACGTACTTAGTATTAGCTTGCAAACCCTGTGGTAGCACATCAGGATTATCAGCTAAGAATTCTTTCATGTTGCCGTTGTGAATTCTTTTTTCAAGTAGATGTAAAGCTCCATGTTCGTTGAGAAACTTATAGAAAGACTCCCAATCACTAGTCCAGTAGTTAGACAAGACCCTACGACTAATAGTTCCTTCTTGTGTTTTCAGGCTATCTACATTTTGTTCTGAGCATAGCTCTAGCATCTTGTCAGAAATCTTAGCTTGTATCTCTTTAAGCTTTTTTATCTCGTCTTCTTTTTCTTTAATGGTATGCCTCACTTTCATGTAGTCAGAGGCCATTTTATCTGCAGTCATTTTAGTCACATTCGCACCTATTTATTTAAGGGGGTAGTGAGGATAACACCTCGGTAGACAATGTCAACAGTTATTCTATTTCTTTTCGGTAAAGGTCTACGATTTTATTATGGTTGAGTACATTTGTTTTTAGCATCCCATATAACTTGGCTTCTACCTCGCTACCCTGTATGTGTACAATAGTCATGCTGTGCTTCTGACCGGGTCTGTCTATACGTGCATTTGCTTGTAGGTAAGTCTCTACACTGGTGACTGGGGCGTACCAAATTATTGTGTCTGCTGCTGTTAGAGTAAGCCCATGAGATGCGGCTTGAGGCTGTATGATAAGCACCTGTGGATCTGGTTTAGTTTGAAAGTCGTCAAATATCTTACTTCTGTTGTTAAGCGAAACTTTTCCAGATATTATTTTTGCCGGTACTTTATTCTTGTCTAAAAAATCTTTTAGTAGTTCTATAGTGTGAGTAAACGGCACAAACACTAATACTTTGTTTGGTGCCTCGTTAATAACCTCAAGTACTACATTAAGGCGGTTCTTTACGTCGAACTGAACTACCTCTCGATCGTCTGTATATACCGCGCCGCCCGATATTTGTAGGAGCTTATTAAGGTTGGTAGCAGCATTTACAGAAGTCACTCGCTCTCCTGCTGCTTGCATAGTCATTCGCTGTTTAAGAAGTTTGTAATACTTTTCTTGTTGGGCAGTAAGTGGGGCTTCTCGATCTACTGAAACCACATCTGGTAAATCTAAGCACTGATCTTTTTCAAACCGTATAGCAGGCTGTAGCACATTATGAACTACTTTATCCGCGCCGGGCTTAGGTCTCCATATGTGCTGAGCTATCTTATACATTACAGTATCTCTGTACGGCGTGTAATACTTCGGCACTCTATGGGGGCTAACTAGCTTAGCTAAGCCGTAAGCATCTAATGGTGACTGAGCGGCAGGTGTGCCGGTTAACATCCACAACCTATCTATCTTCTTGCATAAATCTCGCATTATCTTCCAACGATTAGTTTGCGAATTTTTATAGGCGTTAGCTTCGTCTGCTACTATAAGGTCAAAGTTCCCCTCCAGTATTGCGTCTTTTACTACACCGACCCCATCAAAGTTAATGATTACAAACTCTGAACCTGCGTTTATTATTTTAGTACGCTGGTTGGATGTACCATAAGCAACTGAACAGCTACGGTGCATAGCAAACTTAAACAAGTCTTCTTGCCAAGCAGATTTCATAATAGACAAAGGGCAAACAACTAAGACTCTTTTTATTATTCCTAACTTCATTAAATAGTCGGCAGCCCATATAACAGACGCAGTTTTTCCTGTACCAGCTTCGTTAAAACAAAAAGCTTTTTTGTACAGGCTAAGAAAGAATGCAGTTTCTTTTTGGTGCTCGAACGGAGTAAGTTTGCCAGTCCACTGGTAGTCCCTGCTCATAGGAGAAGGTACATCTTTTGCCCCTATCTCAGCCAAAGCGGAAGCCGTTTCAAAGTCCCATTTAACTGCTACTTCATATAGGCCATTGTGCTCTCTCAGAATTTTACTTTTTTCTATGGCTTCAGTAACCAAATGCGGACGTTTAGTTTTAAGGACAATAGCTTTATCTTTTACTACCTGCATTAGTTATTTACCGGCTACTGATAAAGAACCTAGTTTATCCGACTCTTCTTTTAAATCTATTTGCAACCTTGCAACTTTAACTTCTGAGTAGAAAGATTCGTTTACTTGCCCTGCAAGTTTTGTAACCTCTCTGGCTTTACTTATATCCAT